TAATGATACAGCAGATGCATCACCACTTGGTAGATTTGCCGCTAACTTATTGGTAAGTGATAATGTATTAGATACTGGTAAAAAAACCAAGTCAAGTGGTGGTCGTTCATATCAAAATACAAATGATATGTATAGTGGTGGTTGGTCAAGTGATGACTTAGGAACAAATGAAAATCCAGGTAAAGGAGATGAGGGAGATTTTAGTAGATATTATAGTTTAGATGAGTGGTGGAATAGTAGAATGCATAAGTTACCAAAAGAAATTAGAGACACTTTTCCATTTCTTCCAGTTCCAAAACCAAGTAAATCTGAAAAGAATATAGGATTGGATAAGTTTGATAAACAACAAAAAATATTTAATGGTCAAAGTCCAGAATCAAGTAAAGATATGAAAGGTGTAGAGAAGAAATTTACTACACAACCAACACAAAATATTCATCCTACAGTAAAACCAATGACTTTAATGAATTACTTGGTTATACTTGGTAGTCGTAAGGGTGATGTTGTGTTAGACCCATTTCTAGGAAGTGGAACTACTGTATTGTCGTGTGTTACTACAGAGAGAAATTACATAGGAATTGAAAGAGAAAAAGATTATTTTGTCATAGCAGAATCCCGTGTAGAAAAATTAGTAGGACCTATTAGAAGAGCTTCAAAATTTTTTGATTTTGGGTAGTTGAGAGGATATTTATTACACCATGAGTGAATCATTAATTCAATTCGGACATTCTTTTCAGAAGAAAATCATTATTCTTTTGGTATTTGATACTCCGTTTTTACAAACTATTAATGATATAATAGAACCAGATTATTTTGATTCTGATGCAGATAAATGGTTGGTTAAAAAAATAAATTCTTATTTTTTAAAATACAAAGTAGCACCTACAATGGAAGCGTTATCTCTTGAAATAAAAAAAATAAAATCTGATATATTGAGGAAGTCTGTAGTAGAAAATTTAAAGGAAGCTTACAACCATAGAGAAGCTACAGATTTTGATTATGTAAAAGAACATACATTAAATTTTTGTAAAAATCAAACTTTAAAGAACGCTATAATGGATAGTGTTGACTTGTTAGAAAGACAAGATTATGATGGTATCAAGTCAAGAATAGATGACGCTATGAAGGCTGGTACGAGTAAGGATTTAGGTCATGATTATATTACAGGTTTAGAAGAACGAATGACACAAACTACTCGTAAGACTGTTCCTACTGGTTGGGATATTATAGATGAAATTATGGGTAGTGGATTAGGTGGTGGTGAATTGGGTGTTATAGTAGCTCCAGCTGGAGTTGGTAAGAGTTGGTGTTTACAAAAATTATCACAAAACGCGATAGGGATTGGAAAAACTGTAGTACATTATACATTAGAGTTAAATGCAAGTTATGTTGGGTTAAGGTATGATACAATTTTTTCAGGTGTACCAACTGGTGATTTAAAATTTAGAAGAAAAGAAGTAGAGAAATCTTTAGAAAAAGTAAAAGGTAAATTACTTATAAAGTATTATCCAACACGTTCAGCTACAGTTCAAACTTTAAATGCTCATTTAAAACAATGTGAGATGAGAGGATTTAAACCTCATATGGTAATGGTTGATTATGCTGATATTCTTAGAGATGTAGGACATTCAAGGGAAGTAAGACATCAATTGGGTAATATATATGAAGATTTAAGAGGATTAGCAGGAGAATATGATATACCAATATGGACTGCTTCTCAAGCTAATCGGTCAGCGTTAGAAGAAGATGTCATTGGAGCTGAGAAAATCGCTGAAGCTTATAGTAAAATAATGACTGCTGATTTTGTAATGAGTATATCACGAAAAATAGAGGATAAAGCGTCTAATACAGCGAGAGCTCACGTGATAAAGAATAGATTTGGAGTTGATGGTATTACGTATCCAGTTGAAATGAATACCACAATTGGTAGAATAAATGTACATAGACCATCTTCTAAAATGGGTTCTCATGTTCAACGGAAGATGAAAAGTTCAGATGATTATTTTAGACAGACTGCTAAGAATGTTTACTCAGCTTACAAAAATTCAGATGAGAAAAAAACTTCTGAGAAAAAGATAGATGGGTTTGAATAAATCTTGAATATAATACAATATATATTGTACTTATAATAGTGAAGAAGAATAAATAAAATTCATAAAAAATTATGAAAAGTTTTTCTCTCTACTTTTATTTTGGAGAATTTAATGGGACGAAATGTAAAATATCAAAATGAAGAAGAGCGAATAAAAGCTCGTCGCAAACGACAAAAAAAATATTACTGGAAACATCGAGAGAAAATTCTCGATAACAAAAAAATAAAATATTGGTCTAAAAAGGTCATAGGAGATTAGGTAGGTATGGAGAAGTTTACGCTTTCGGAAAAGTTTCTTAACAAGTATAAAAGAAAAAAACCACCTTTCGGTTTTAACGGATTAGGTGAGTTGGTATATATGAGAACATATTCTCGTATTAAAGAAGATGGTAAGAATGAGAAATGGTGGGAAACAGTTAAGAGGGTTGTAGAAGGAACTTACTCTATGCAGATGAATCATATAGAATCTTATTTATTGGGTTGGAATCCTTGGCAAGCACAAAAGAGTGCACAAGATATGTATGAGAGAATCTTCAACATGAAGTTCTTACCACCAGGTCGTGGTTTGTGGGCAATGGGTACACCAATCACAGAAGAAAAAGGTTTATATGCAGCACTAAACAATTGTGCATTCGTATCTACAAAAACACTAAAGGAAGATTATTCTAAACCATTCTGTTTCCTTATGGATGCAAGTATGTTAGGTGTTGGTGTAGGATTTGATACAAAAGGTGCTGGAGAGATTTTAATAAAAGCACCTAATTCAAATCGTGAAGTAGAAATATTTCAGATACCAGATACAAGAGAGGGTTGGGTAGAATCTCTCAGACTATTATTAGAAAGTTATTTTCACGGAACAGCAGAAATTCAATTTGATTACACAAAGATTAGGTTAGCAGGAGAACCAATTAAAGGATTCGGTGGTGTTTCAAGTGGTCCTGAACCATTAAAAGAAGTACACGAAGATATCAGAAAAGTATTAGATACTAATTCAGGAGAACCAATATCAATCACTACAATTGTTGATATTATGAATCTTATAGGAAAATGTGTAGTTGCTGGAAATGTAAGAAGAACAGCAGAGATTGTATTCGGTGACCCTAATTCAGAAGAATATTTAGATTTAAAGAATTATCAAGTTAATCCACATAGAGACCAATATGGTTGGACTTCCAACAATAGTATATTTGCAGAACTTGGTATGGATTATACAGAGGTATCAAAAAGAATAACTGATAATGGAGAACCAGGACTTGCTTGGTTAGAGAATATGAGACATTATTCTCGTATGAAAAATGGTGGTGATGACAAAGACCATAGAGCTATGGGTGGTAATCCTTGCCTTGAACAAACACTTGAATCATATGAGTTATGTTGTTTAGTAGAAACATTTCCAAACAATCATGATTCATTTGAGGACTATGCTCGTACATTAAAATATGCTTATTTGTACGCAAAAACCGTAACACTTGGTAATACACATTGGAGTGATACCAATAGAGTTATGTTGAGAAATAGAAGAATTGGATGTAGTGTTAGTGGAGTCGCACAATTTATTACTAAAAATGGGATTCACGAGTTTAAAAATTGGTTAGAAGATGGATATGATGTCATACAAGATTGGGATAAAGTATATAGTGATTGGTTTTCAATTCCACGTTCCATCAAAACTACCTCAGTTAAACCAAGTGGTACAGTTTCATTGTTAGCTGGTGCTACTCCAGGTTTACATTACCCTGAAAGTAGATTTTATATAAGAAGAATAAGAATATCTGTTAATTCAGATTTAATAGAACCATTAAAGAAAGCAAATTATAAATTAGAACCAGCATTTGGTTCAGAAGATTCAACATTAGTGGTAGAGATACCAGTAGATGTTGGGGAAAGTATTAGAACGGCAAGTGAATTGACAATATGGGAACAATTTAACTTAGCAGCATTTATGCAAAGACATTGGGCTGATAATCAAGTGAGTTGTACGGTAACCTTTGACCCAGAAACAGAGGGAGAACAAATTGTAAATGTGTTAAATTATTATCAATATCACTTAAAAGGTATTTCATTATTACCAAGACACGATTATGGTGCTTACAAACAGATGCCGTATGAAGCGATTGATGAAAAAGAGTATAATAAACAAGTTAAGAAGTTAGGTAAACTTAACTTTGGAGTAATCAAAGCAGAAGAAGCAAATGTAGAAAAGTTTTGTGATGGTGATTTTTGTGATGTAGAAATAACGCCTACGACAGGTGATAATGATGACCAAGATTATGCCAATTAAGATTTCACATATCAAAACCCGCGTGGGAAGGCAGGCATTTGACACACCTGCAGAAAAATGTGTCATAACTAAACAACAACGAGGAGACGTTTTATGATTAGACGTAATCTTATAGTATCACTTATGATGATGACTGGATTGTTTGCACAATCTATTGTCGGAAATGTAACTGATGCTAATTCAGATCCTTTGGTTGGAGCAAATGTAGTAGTAGAAGGTACAGATTTAGGTACAGTTTCGGGAGAAGCTGGAGCTTATTCGATAGATGTAAAATCTGGAACTTATACTATTACTGTTTCATTCATCGGATACTCATCTCTATCTCAAACGGTAGATGTGGGTGAAGAAAATGTAAGTGTTAATTTTTCATTAGAAATTGATGCACTTACTTTGTCGGCACTTGAAGTTTTGGCTTCAAGAGCTGATGATAAAACACCTGTTGCTTATACAACAGTTGGTAAGGAAGAGTTAGAGTTTCGTCTTGGTTCACAAGATGTACCAATGGCTCTAAATACTACACCAAGTGTTTATGCTACTCAACAAGGTGGCGGTGCAGGTGATGCACGAATAAATGTTCGTGGTTTCAATCAGAGAAATGTTGCGGTAATGATTAACGGAGTTCCCCAAAATGATATGGAGAACGGATGGGTTTATTGGAGTAATTGGGATGGAGTTGCAGATGCAGCACAATCTATTCAGTTACAAAGAGGACTATCAGCTGTTAATTTAGCTACACCATCAATTGGTGGAACTATGAACATCATAACAAACCCAGCTTCCGCTGAAAAAGGTGGTAAGTTCAAACAAGAAAGTGGTGCAGGTAGTTTTCTTAAAACTACTATGAATTACAATACTGGTTTGATGATGGGTGATAAGTTAGCATTAAGTGGAACTATTGTTCGTAAGACAGGTGATGGTATCATTGATGCAACTTGGACAGATGCTTGGGCTTATTACTTAGGTGGTAGTTTTCAAGCTAATGAAAATAACCGATTTGAGCTATATGCAATCGGTGCTCCACAACGACATGGACAGAACTTATATAAACAGAATATCGCTACTTACTCACAAGAGTTAGCAGGTGATATTGATGGATATGACGAATCAGCATATGCTGATGGTGCTAAGTTCCAAACAGAAGGTGGTCGTACATTTAACCAAAACTGGGGTCCTGTTAGTTCAGACTATAAGGGCAAACAATATTGGTATATGTATGGTGTCGGTGGATTATTTGGTGGTGGAAATCAAGATAGATATAATTCTGGTTTCTTAAATGAAAGAGAAAACTTCTTTCATAAACCATTAGTTAACCTTAACCATTTTATGACTATTAACGACAAGACAAGACTAAGTTCAGTATTGTATTGGAGTGGTGGTTCAGGTGGTGGTACAGGAACTTATGGTTCATCATTTAGAAAACCTGCCGTAGATGGAGAAAAGTGGTACAAGAGTTCACCCTGGGGCTGGGATTGGAATGCAGCTATTGCAACCAACTCAGACAGAGTTGATACTGATTTTCACGCAACTGAAAATCGTTCAAAGGGTATTCTTCGTAACTCAATCAATCGTCAAGATACTTATGGTTTGATTTCAAAACTTAACTATGAAGTTAGTGATGAGTTAGAACTACAAGTTGGTTTAGACTGGAGAACTGCTGGTATAGAACACGCTCGAGAAGTTCGTGATTTATTAGGTGGTGATTACTATGTAGACTATGCTGATGACAATGCATCTGATGGTAAGATTGTGAAACTTGGTGATATAATTGCATATCATAATAGTACTACAGTTGATTGGTTAGGTGGATTTATTCAAGGTAATTACACTAAAGATAAACTTAATGTTTATGGTATGGGTGGATTATCAAGTATTAAATACTCTTATCAGGATCACTTTACAGTAGCTAACGAAGTAGTTAAAGCAGATGCTATTTCTACTTTCCAAATTAAGGGTGGAGCTATGTATGACGTAGACGATAATGTTAGTGTTTTCGCTAATACAGGATACGTTGAGAAACCACCTATTATGGATAACGTAATCTACTTTGACGGAACAGTTGCATCAGACCCTGCTAATGAATCTTTCATTAGTTCAGAAGCTGGTGTTAACTTTAGTTCAGATAACTTCGCAGTTAAAGTAAGTGCTTATAATACTGATTGGAAAGATAGAAACCTAACTAAATCTGTAACAACAGGTCAAGGTGATTCAGGTGATACTGATGTTATATTCCTAAGTGGAATAAATCAGAAACACCAAGGTCTTGAAATTGAAGGTTCAATGAAACTTAATGATATGATTCGTCTTAACGGAGCAGTATCATTTGGTAATTGGAAGTTCGATGGTGATGCAGATGGTAACTATCAAGAGAATGAGTATAATGCAGAGGGTCAAGTTATTGGTTTAAAAACCACACCTTACTCTTATGCACTTGATGGTTTAATGGTAGGTGATATGCCTCAGACAGCATATGTCGTGGGTGCAGAACTTACACCAATCAAAGGATTAAGATTATCAGGTATCTTTAAGATGTATGATAACAATTATTCTGATTGGAGCCCTAACGCACGTGAGTATGATGGAAGTGACGCTAACGCTGATAGAGAACAAGTATGGATGGCGCCAGCATACAATCGTTTAGACTTACATGGTTCATATAAACTACCTAAGATTGGTGGTTTAGATATGTCTTTAACAGGTCATGTATTTAACGCTCTTGATGCACTCTATGTACAAGACGCGGTTGATAACTCACAATATAATGGTTTTGGTGATAAAATGCACCTACCACATAACGCTGAGGTATTCTTAGGAACACCACGTTATGCTAATATTGGATTAGTTGTTAATTTCTAAAATAGTATAAATTTGGGGGATTGAAATACATCCCCCATTTTTAACTAAAAAAATACTTGACATGTATATGGTTTTATTCGTATATTCTAATATAATAATTTGGAGAATTACATAATTGTATCAAAATGCTTTTTTTGATGGTCGTTCAGTACACATTTGGGATGACAAACGAGGATATTTTAGAGTTCCGTACAAAAAATATGCTTATACTTTAAATAAAAAAGGAAAATATATAACACTTGATGGTAGAAGGGTACAAAAAACTTTTAGATTTGATAAGGACGACCCTAATATTTATGAATCAGATGTTCAACCAATTATTCGTACTCTTGTAGACCAATACACTCAAAGTGATGAACCTTCAGTTGGTCATCGTCTTATGATATTTGATATTGAGGTAGAGGTTACAGAGGGATTTCCATCACCACAATTAGCTGAAAATAAAATTACTTCTATAGCGTTATGGGATGATTTAACAAAAGAATATTATGTTATGGTTTTAGATCCAGAAAATAAACTTGAGTTAAAACTTAACGATAGTGGTATAGGTCATAAGACACTTGAGGGTGGTAAAAAATATATAGAGAGTTATAAAACAGAAGAAGAATTATTAGGTAGATTTATAAACAAATATAGAGAGATTCGTCCTACAATTATTACAGGATGGAATATAGATAACTTTGATATTCCATATATCTACAATAGAATGACTCTTTTATTAGGTTCTAATGTATCAAATTTGTTATCACCAATACAACGGGTAAAATATTCAGAATTTAAAAATAGATTTGAGATTGCAGGAGTTTCTTGTATTGATTATTTACAGATTTATAGAAAGTTTACACCAAATGAAGTTAGTTCATATAGATTAGATGATGTAGGGTTTAATGAAGTAGGTGAGAACAAAATTTCGTATGAAGGAACATTAAATGAATTATACGAGAATGACAGAAAGAAATTTGTAGATTATAACTTACATGATGTTAAGATTGTTGTGGAGATAGACAAGAAACTTGATTATATAAACATTGCTAAAGGTATATGTCATATTGGTCATGTACCATATGAGGATATTTATTGGAGTTCTCGTTACTTAGAAGGAGCGTTATTAACTTATTGTAAAAAGAGAGATATTGTAGTTCCTAATAAAAACAGAGATGCTCGTAAATTGATGGGAAAAGATGATAAGTTTGTAGGAGCTTATGTACAAGACCCAATTAAAGGACGACATGAGTGGGTTTATGATTTAGATGTTACTTCAATGTATCCAAGTGTCATTCGTAGTTTAAATATTTCACCTGAAACTAAAATAGGTAAGGTTGATGGATGGAATGCTGAAGAATTTGTAAGGAATACAGTTAAAACTTATACACTCAGAGGTACAAGTGGTAAAGAGGCTGGTAAATTATCTGAAGAACAATTAAAATATTATCTTGATAACAACAAGGTTTCGATTGCATCTAATGGTGTGATATATAGGACAGATAAACAAGGATTGATTCCAGCTATTTTAACTCAATGGTTTGATGACAGAGTTCAATTTAGAAAGTTGGCTAAGGAGTTCGCTGATTCAGGAGATATGAAACAGTATGAATATTATGATAGACGACAATACTTACAGAAGATTCTATTGAATTCATTATATGGTGTGTTGGGATTACCTATATTCAGATTTTATGACATTGATAACGCTGAGGCTACTACATTGGGTGGACAAGAACTGATTAGATTTAGTAAAAATATGGTTAATGTTTATTATAATAAAACTTTAAAAACTAAAAATGATAATAATGTTATATACATAGACACAGATTCAATTTTTGCATCTGCTGTTCCTCTTGTAAGGGCACGACATCCTGAAGTTGATATAAATTCTACAGTTACTATGACACAATATATTTTAAATATTGCTTCTGAGATACAAGATTTTTTAAATTCTTCTTATGATATATATGCTACGAAGTTTCATAACATAAAGGAACATTATTTTGATATTAAACAAGAATTGATAGCTAGAGCAGGTCTTTTTGTTACAAAAAAACGATATGGTATGAAGATTATTAATGATGGTGGTATTAAGGTAGATAAGATGTTGGTTAGAGGATTGGATACAGTTCGTAGTAGTTTTGCACCAGCGTTAAAAGAATTACTTTCTTCAGTATTAGATGATATATTACAGGATGTTCCTAAAGATAAAATAGATGAAAGAATTTTTAAATTTAAAAAATCTATGAAAGCTATGGATTACAGTCAAATAGCTTCACCAACTGGAGTGAAAAAAGTAGAGAAATTTATTGTTAAAACTAGTTCTAATTTACAAGATAGGGATTCAGGTAATATTGGTGGTAAGTTGATTTATACTCATTATAAGAAAGCTACTCCAGTTCATGTTAAAGCTGCTCTGAGTTATAATGATATGATGGATTATTATGGTTATAGAAAATATCCAAAGATTAGAAATGGTGATAAGATTAAGTGGGTATATTTAAAAAATAATCCATTAGGTTTAGCGAGTTGTGCTTATTTAGGACACGAAGATCCACCTAAAATATTGGAATTTATTAAACAATATATTGATATAAATAAAATTTACACACAAGCGTTGAAGAAAAAACTAAATATGTTTTATGAAGCTCTTGGATGGGAAGAACCAGTTGATGTAAGATATACTTTAGATAGGTTCTTTTAAGTATGATAAAAGTTTGGACTAATGGGTGTTTTGATGTATTACATCGAGGTCATATAGAATTGTTTAAGTATGCTAAATCACTTGGTCATCATCTTGTAGTTGGTTTAGATAGTGATGATAAGATTAAAAGAGACAAAGGTAGTGGTAGACCTTTCAACACTTATGAAGATAGACGAGAAGTGTTGTTGTCTATAAAATATATTGATGAAGTTTGGTATTTTAATTCACGGAACGGATTAGTAGAATTAATTAAAAAATATCAACCAGATATATTAGTGATAGGTTCTGATTGGAAAGGTAGAGATGTGGTAGGAGATGATATAATAGATGATGTTAGATTTTTTGAAAGAGTTGGGGATTATTCTACAACAGAAATATTAAAAGGTGAATCTTAATGGAAAGAAATAAAGTTTATGTAGGAAATAGTCTTGATGTTTTAAAAACATTTCCAGATGAAAGTATAGATATGTGTATTACTTCGCCGCCATATTGGGGCCTACGTGACTACGGAACAGAAGGACAAGTTTGGGGTGGTGATGAAAAATGTAAACATGAGTGGGATGGTGTTCAAAGATTTCACCCAAAGAATGGTAAAAGAGATGGAAAAGGAACTTATACAGATCCTAAATGGGAAGCAAAAGGAAGTCTTAAACCAAAAATAAGTTCAGATTTTTGTATTAAATGTAACGCTTGGAAGGGTGAGTTAGGATTAGAACCTACACCTGATATGTTTATAAGTAACTTATGTGATATATTTGATGAGGTAAAGAGAGTTTTAAAACCTTACGGAACTTGTTGGGTAAATCTTGGGGATAGTTATTGTAGAACTCCAAATGACCAAGTGAGTCAAAAAAATGTTACAGCAAAATATAAATATGGTTTTTTACATAACAAAAAATATGGAGAAGCTTACAAACCTAAATCATTGGTTCAAATTCCAAGTAGATTTGCTATAGAAATGACAAATCGTGGTTGGATTTTAAGAAATGAAATCATATGGCACAAACCAAGTTGTTTACCTGAATCTGTCAAGGATAGATTCACTAATGATTATGAGAAGTTATATTTCTTTTCAAAGAATAAAAACTATTATTTCAAACAACAATTAGAACCAATAAAAATGTCCAGTATAGATAGAATGAAATATAAAATGGCACCAAAAACGGAACTTGGAATAAAAGGTACAGGATTTAAGGACAATGCGGTTAAAGCTGAAGGTAGAAATAAGAGAGCTGTATGGAGTATAAGTCCTACTTCATTTAAGGGAGCTCATTTCGCTACTTATCCACCTGAACTTATAGAGTCACCAATAGCAGCAGGTTGTCCAGAGTTTGTTGATAAAGTTACTGGAGAACCACGAATTAGTGAGGTAAAATCTACATCAGTAGAAAGATATAATTTACCAAAAGACCATCCAAGTTACCGACCTACAAGATATGAAGGTAAATATGAACAAGGACAACGATATTCAGAATATAAAGATAAAGGATATCAAGATGGTAGAAGTGAAGATGAATTCATATCTGGAGTGGTGTTAGACCCTTTCTTTGGTTCAGGTACTACAGGAGAAGTAGCTATGAGTCAAGATAAAGATTGGATTGGTATAGAATTAAATTCAGAATATGAAACTATTTCTGAAACAAGGTTAAAACCTAAAATAGTAGAGAAAAAGACTCGTGACAAAGCTAAAGATTTTTTTGAATTTGAGTAATTAGTTTGATATATATGTATATATCAATAATAAATGTTAATTAGGAGATTAAAGTATGCATAAAGCATTATTAGATAGATTTATCAACAAATATTCTTTGGGTGATAATGTAACATCTGTAGTATGGGACGTGAAAGATGATGTTCTTTCTGTATCTTTTGTAACATCAGATAAAACTCTTTTGGGAAATGTTGTATTGGAGAATTTTCAACATGAAGATTCTACATTAGGTATTTATGATACCACACAACTTACTAAATTATTAGGAGTTTTAAGTGATGATATAGAATTTACAACAACCACCGCAGGTGATAAGGTTATAGCAGTTCAAGTAAAAGACGGAAACGCTTCCGTAAATTACATGTTAAGTGATTTAAGTGTTATTCCTACACCACCAAAGATGAAAGAACTACCAGACTTTGAATTAGAAGTAGAGTTGAATAAAACTTTTATGAGTAGATTCATTAATGGTAAAAACGCATTACCTGAAATTGAAACTTTTTCAGTAATAAGTGATGGTGTAGAACGTTGTAATTTTGTTATAAATTATTCATCAATAAATACCAATAGAGTAACTCTACCAGTAGATGTTAAGAAAAGTACTTCCGATATGGATTTACTAAGTTTTAACGCTGATTTATTTTCTAAAGTACTAGGTGCTAATAGAGAATGTGAAAAAGGTGTTATGACTATTTCAAGTGCTGGATTGGCTAAGGTAGAATTTAAGGTTGATGATTATACTGCTGTTTATTATTTAGTTGCAGTACAAAGTGTTGATTGATAAATGGAAGTACAAGAAAATCACGGATTACTTGTAGAAAAATATAGACCGAAAACATTAGATACCTACATAGGTAATGAAAGTCTAAAATCTAAAGTAACTTCGTATTTGGAAAGTGGAGATGTTCCACATTTGTTACTATATGGAAAAGCTGGTACGGGTAAGACCACATTAGCAAAGATTATTGTTAATCATATAGATTGTGATTATCTTTATATAAACGCATCAGATGAGAACTCTGTTGATGTGGTCAGGGAGAAGGTAAAGGGATTTGCTTCTACAATGGGTTTTAAGGATTATAAGATAATAATCTTAGATGAGTGTGATTATATTACACCTAATGCTCAAGCCGCACTTCGTAATTTGATGGAAACATTCTCAAAACATTGTAGGTTTATATTGACTTGTAATTTTGTTGAGAGAATCATAGACCCAATTCAATCAAGGTGTCAGTCATTTCAAATTATCCCTCCAGATAGAAAACAAATTGCGGTACATGTGATGAATATTTTAAAGAATGAAAATGTAAGTTGTAAATCGGAAGATATTGTTACATTAGTTAATGGTGGTTATCCTGATATTAGACGAGTAATAAACGCAGCTCAACGACAAATAGTTGGTGATGAGCTCATCATTGATGAGAGCGAAGTAATATTAAATGATTACAAATTAAAAGTTCTTGAAATATTAAAAGATAAAACTATTAGTAAAAAAGATAGTTTTGTACAATTAAGAAAAGTTTTAGCAGACGCAAAGGTAACAGATTTTGCGGATTTGTTTAGACTTTTATTTGACAGTTTAGATGATTTTGCAACTGGTAAGATGGCACAAATTATTCTTATTATTGCAAAATATGAATTAAGTGACGCGCAAGTGGTTGATAAAGAAATCAACGCTATGGCTATGTTAATAGAAATACTACAGGAGTTAAAATGATAGAAGTTTGGGGAGAAACCAAGAAAAAACCTATAAAAAAAGCAACAGCAGGTAAAGATGATAAACATATTGTTACACATGATAATAAAATTTATTTTTATGCTGGTGTAAATAGGGAAAGTGCAGCGGAAGTTAACAAAAAAATAGATGAATTACAAGGAAAGAATTTAAATTTAGGACATACACTCGATATAGATTATCCACCAATTAATATATTCATTAATAGTGGTGGTGGAGGAGTTACATCAGGATTATCTATAATGGATACTATATTGAGATGTAAAGTTCCAGTTCACACTTATGTAGATGGATTCTGTGCAAGTGCTGGTACATTTATTTCAGTAGTTGGAAGTAAAAGATATATGAGTAAAAATTCATATATGTTGATACATCAACTATCCTCTCAATTGTGGGGAAAGTATTCTGAAATTGAAGATGAGAAAAAGAATTTAGACTTGATGATGACAACAATTAAAAATGTATATAGAGATTATACAAAAGTTCCTACAGAAAAATTAGATGAAATATTAAAACACGATTTGATGTGGGATGCAAAGACTTGTTTAAAATATGGAATGATTGATGAGATAGTGTAATGAATGTATTAGTTATAGGAGATAGTTGTAAAGATATATTTGTTTATGGAGACATAGATAGAATTAGTCCAGAAGCACCAGTTCCAGTTTTTGTACCTACACGTGTAGAGTCCAATGGTGGAATGGCACAGAATACTGCTAAAAATGTTGAAGCACTTGAAATGACTATCTATACATTAACAAATAAAGATAATATAACTAAGAGACGATATGTAGATAATCGTAGTGGTCAAATGGTTTTACGAGTTGATGAACACGATTATTGTGAACGGATAGATACTGTCAATAGATACAATGTAAACAAGAATCAGTTTCATATGTTCCCTACAACTGTAGACCTTGACGCAATTATTATATCAGATTATTGTAAAGGGTTTTTGGAAGAAAAAGATATTAAATATATTTGTGAAAATAATAATAATGTATTCGTGGATACTAAGAAAAAACTTGGTAAATGGATTGCTAAAGCTGATTTTATTAAAATAAATGAGTTAGAGTATAAGAAGAATCATGAATTATTATCAGATGAAGAATTTAAGGAAAAACTTATTGTCACTTTAGGTGGTAAAGGTTGTAGATACAATGGGAAGGATTTTCCAGTAGAAGAAGTTCCAGTAAAAGATGTAAGTGGAGCAGGTGATACATTTATTGCTGGATTGGTTAAAGGTTATTTACAAACAAATAACATAGAGAAAGCAATAACATTTGCACAAAAATGTACAACACAAGTTGTACAGAAACACGGTGTTGCCGTAGTCAATTTAGGAGAATTAGAATGAGTTTTAAACCAATGAAACCACTACCTAAGAAAAAACAAGAGGTAGATTTATCAAAAGCAGACACAATCAAATGTAAAGAATGTGAGAATTATCTATTTATATCTTCATTTGTTATTAAAAGAATATCAGCATTAATGTCCCCTACGGGTCAAGAAGCACTTGTACCTATTCAGGTTTATAGTTGTGGTAATTGTGGTCAAGTTCCAACACAATTTTTGGAAGGTAGTGGGTTAGATACAAAATAAAATGTCTAAAATATTAGCTTGTTTATCAGGTGGAGTAGAGAGTACTTATGGAGTTTATAGGTTATTAAAAGAAACTACTCATGATGTAACATTATTTCATTTATATTTTAGAAATCATCCAAGATATGAAGGTGAAACTGAAGCGTGTGAACATATTACAAATTGGTTAGAGAAAAACACACGAAAATTTAAATGGATATCGGCGGATTTAAGTTATAATGGAGTGGATAAAATTACACAACCACCACATTCAGCGGATATATGTTACACTATAACTACCGCGGCAAATATTTGTATTGATGAAAAAGATTATGATGAAGTTAGATTTTTTATAAATAAAGAAGAGTGGGATTCAGCTATAGAAGATAGTATTCCTACATTTGACTATCCATTTATGGTTTATTTATTTAATTCAATAGTGAGTAGATTTCCTACAATTGATACTAAATTGGGTTTTGATAGAAAAGTAGGTAAGTTAAATAAAAAAGAAGTTTACGAAAAAATACCTGAAGATTTAAGAAAATTTATTCACAGTAATGATAAGGAATACAATGTACAGGCAAGTAGGTAATGGATTATTTGTTTTAGGTGGGGAGTATGTTGATTTATATTATCAAATACAAGAAAAAACTAAATCTTTTATAAAAGATGTCTTTGATGGTGAAGAATTATTAACACCAACTATCTTATCACCTGAAAATACAATTCGAAGTAATTATACTAAGTCATTTTCTAATCAGACCCAAATGGTACATAGACATTTAGATGGTTCTGAAATTGGAATGAATTCACCTACAGTATGTTATCATATGTATGCTTATTATGAAGATGATTTTGTTGATGGTAATAAGACTCATATTTTAACTGGTAAATGTAATAGGTTTGAAGAAGGAGAATTAAATGATTTGACAAGACTATTACAATTTACAGGTCAAGAAATTGTACACATAGGTAGTTATGATTATGTAGAGGATTGTTTTGCTAAATCAGTAGAATATGTAAGATCAATTTTTGAATACATGGATTTAGATTATAAATTTGAAGGTGCTACAGACCCATTTTTTGGTAAAGATTCAAGAATTAAAAAGAGGTCACAGAGGATTCATGGTTCTAAGGTAGAATATAAATTATATTTTCCAAATGAAAAACAGTATTTACCTGTAGGTTCTTTTAATTTTGTTGGTACATCATACCATAAGAGATTTAATATAATAAACACTCAAACAGATGACCCTGCTTCTGGATGTTGGGGATGGGGATTAGAAAGACTTATGTATGCACTTGTAAGTCAAAAGGGTGAAGATGTTGTTTTTAATTATCCCGTTAAATTAGATGATAAGAAAAGAAACGGATATAAAAATATTATAGAGAATGAGGAAGGTTGGTATAGATTGGGTAGTAGAAATTATTGGTTCGCTGAAAACAAAATGGAAAATTTTAAAGAGATTGATATAGACTTTAAAGATATAGAGTTTGAGGTTATTACTGATTTAGATTCTTTAGATAGACGTAAAGTTGAAATATTAAGGGGACTTGAGGAATTTGAAAAAGGAGTTGATTGGAATTATAATTGGACATGGAAAGACGCTGAGAGAAGAATAAAAGAAGGACATATTTTAAAAATTGCATTTCATAATGGAATGGCAGTACAATGGGATTGGTATTTTACTAATAGTTTTATAATAAAAGACCACGATTCTTGGAGTGCCGTAGTTAATAAGTTACCTAAAGATTATCATTATTCAGCACACTGGTATTGTCATCCAAAATATAGAAGTAGTAGAAAATATCCTACATTTATAAAAGATTTTATTTCAGCTTCATATAATTGGAGTTATAATAATGGTTACACTACTGATGTAAATTATCAAGATGGTTGGAATTGGAAATCCATTAAGGTTGTTAAAAAAATTGGACACGTTGGTAGAAATTGGTTAGATGAGTTTGGAACTGTAAAATGAAAATATTTGTATTAGGATATAATAAAACTGGTACTAAAAGTTTAGAAACGGCTATTAAGACACTTGGATATAGTGCGTTACATACTGGAGGTGGAAAATGTACTGAGGAAATTTATTATAATATGTACAATAATAGACCTATTTTACATGGTATAGATTATCAAAGTTATTTAGATTATCCAATTTATGAACCAACTGTATTTAGTCATATTGTACACGAATATCCAGACGCAAAATATATTAGTTTAACTCGTGATTTGGATGGTTATGTAGATTCTGTTTTGAGAGATAAAGTAAAAAGATTAGAAGATGGAATTGTGGATTCTTGGAATTGGTTAGGTGTGGGAGATAAAGAAGTATTTGAAAATTATCCAGATTATCAAAAAGAGTGGATTAAAGAACGGACATTATTTAAACATCATAGTAACATTAGTTTGTTAAAAAAGAATAATATAGAATATTTAAATATGAATATTATTGATGATAGAGATGGTTGGGAGAAGTTATGTGGGTATTTAAGTCATTCAATACCTGAAGTTGACTTTCCAAGAGTTAAATGATGGATAATATAGTACTTAACCAAGTTTTTTCTGAATCAGAGTGTAAGAAAATAATTGATTCTAAGGGTGAGTTTATAAAGTCACCTCAAGAAATGAATGATAAAAAATATAATATTATACCTGATGAGTCTAATTATACTTTTGGACATACTAACTTTCCTTATTGGCATTTAGAAATTTCAGATGAAAATGAGTGGTTTTTTGAGAAGGTGAGAGAATGTATAGATATGGTAAATATGAAATTTTTTAAGTTTGAAAATCAAGGTTTATGGAATTCTGGAATAAAAGAATATTCTAATGGAAATGGTTGTTCTTGGCATTTTGATGATATGAGTCGAGGAAAAAGATTAGGAATTTCAATTTTATTAAATAAACCAGAGAAAGGTGGGGAATTTGAAATTTTTAATGGAGAGAAAACAACTATAGATTTAAAGGTTGGTGAGGCAGTAATATTTCCAGCCTTCATTTTTCATAGAATTAAACCAGTATTTAAGGGAACACGTACTTCTTTAGTAAGTTGGACGTATAGTAATCCGATTAATTTTTAAGGGTATGATATTTATTAAGGACAAGTAGGAATAAAAAATGGCAATATTTGATTACAATACATATAGTTCTTCGTTGAAAACATCTTCACACGTCATAGGAGATGCTTTAGCTACTGGTTCTTATGGATATTATGGATCGGTGGACGGACAATCTCAGATAACCAATGTGGGTGAGATTGTTACTATGGATTTCACTCCATCTTCAGGTTCACTCTATTTAACTGAAATAAACGCAGATGTTGGATTATGGAATCAACAAGCAATAGCTCAAACAGGATTTGATTTTGATGCACTATCTTCATTTGTCTCTACATCTAAATATGAAAAGATTCATTATGTGTTTTCTTCTTACGATAGTGGTTCAGCAACACCAGGAGATTATTGGATAACTTGTGCAAGTCAGAGTGCAGCTGACCATAATTTAGGATATGAATCAACTTGGGTACAACCAAAATCAACAAATTCTACTATTTTACAGTTATCAATGCCATCTGGTAGTAATTCAGGGTCATTCTATGTAGTTAACTGTCCATTGAGGGATAGTGGTTTAATTGATATTACACGAAACAAAATTAATTTTAGAAATTGGTTTACGAGTCAAAGTGTTAACATGACGAACAATGGTGTACAAATGCCAACTACAACTGGTTCTTATAATGTAAACGCAAATGGGGATAATTGGCCTGATGTGGTTGTCAAAGACCCATCATTGGATGCTGGACATGGTTTAAGTTTTTATAATGTTACTAATTCTACTTTACCTACCATAACTGGTAGTTCTTATCATGAATCATTTGTGACTCCAGATGTTGATTCTAATGGGTATCCATGTATTTTAAAAGGAAGTGTGTTGGTACATTGTAGTGGTTCTACTTGGTTAAGACCAACTGATAGTTTACCATATTGGTATTATAATGATAAATACACTACTTCAGGTTCAACTCAATGGGAATTCAAACCAACTCAGTTTGTTGGAAACTTTGGAGCTGGTACTAAAATAGCTATGAGTGATGGAAATTATACAAATATAGAAAGTGTAACTTCAGGTTCGTCAGTAAAATGTGGTAGAGTGAGTAATGAATTTTCAGGTAAAGTATATGTTACATTATCACAAGATGATAGACTTGATTCGGGACTTGATGAATCGTGGAGAAGTTGGGAATCTTCAAGTATTTCAGATTTAGATGTCACTACATCTAATGTAATAAGTACTCAAACTTTTGGATATACAAAATGGTGTAAGATTAATAATTCTTTAGAGGTTTCATTATTTCAACATCTATTTATAAAAGATGATAACAATGTTTATCGTTTTTGTGAACCAAGACATATCAAAACTGGTTACAAATTAATTAATCCAGGTAAAGCAGAAGTAAATGTAGATTCTATTGTGATAGAAAGTGGTTCTGTTAAAGCTTTTTATGGATTAGATTTAGAAGAACAAAGTACATATTTTACTTCTGAAAGTTTAGCAGTAAACTTTTATACTAGTCCACCAACAATTGGATAGTTGTAAAATTAATTGAGGTTTTTTTGAAAGTTAAATCACTATTTGATCATATAAGACAAACAACAGCAGTACAAAACCCAAAATATTGGGAAACCTTAACAGATTCAGATAAGAAAACTTGGTCTAATTATATGGTTAATCGTTTTCTATCTATGAAGATGGAGTGGACTGATTTTGTTAATGAAATACAGAAATTAAAGCTTGACTCATATAGTCTTTATGTTGTATATTCTAATACATTACCGAAGGGTAAACAGTATTTAAAATATATTAAGGGAAAAAAGGACAATATATATAACAAACAAGTCGTTCAGAAAATCGCTGAATATTTTAAATGTAGTGAAAAAGAATCAATAACATACATTTCTCTTTTACCTAAAAAGGAAATTAGAGAGATTATTTCAAAGTATGGTTATACTGACAAAGAATTAAAACAAATGGGAATATAAAATGAAAGTTATAAAAGAATCTAAAAGACTCGAAGAATATGCTGAGGATATAGATGAACAAGCACACGCACAAGGTCGTGAGAGTAGTTATGATATTATAAAACAAATGGAAAAAGAATGGCCTAAAATGACTACTGAGTTCAAAAAGATACAACGAGAACAATATGAATTGTTCTTACACAAACAACACGACTATGGACCAGGTAATATTAGTGTTGGAACACAATTACAAACACCAGAAGAAGTTCATCTATCTTTAACAGGATTATGGTTTAGGATGAATGATAAGATTCAGAGATTAAAGAATCTTTTAATGAGTGGTAAACAAAATGCAGTCGAAGGTGAAACTGTAGAAGATGCGTATCTTGATGTATCTAATTATGGAATTATGGCTACGATAGTCGGTAGAGGAAAATGGGGAAAATAATGTATAGGTATGATTGTGACGTAGGATTCTATGAATCAGAATCTTATGTAGGATTGATGTGGGAAATATTGAAACATCGAACTTGGCATTTATTTACACACGGAAAGTGGATGGATTAGTTTGGAAAAACCTTTAAGGGTAAGTTACTCTCAATATTCTATGTGGTCACAATGTCCTCATAGATGGAAATTAAATTATATAGATAGACTATCAACTTTTACAGATAGTATTCATACTTTATTTGGTACTGCGATGCATGAAGTTATTCAAACGTGGGTTGAAACCATATATGAAAAAACTGCAAAGGCGGCTAATGAACTTGATTTAGATACTATGTTATTGACAAAGTTGAAGACTATTTATAGAGAGAAGATGAGTAGAGAAGGTGCAGAACATTTTACTACACCTGAACAACTTGCTGAGTTTTGGGAAGATGGAAAAGCTATATTAGATTTCTTAAAGAAACGGAGAGGTGAATATTTTTCTAAGAAGGGATATAAGTTATTAGGTATAGAGACAGAATTAAAATACCCTTTAACTGATGGTATTAATTTTATAGGTTTTATAGATTTGGTATTAGGTGATGAAATATCAGGTGAAATTAAAATTATAGATATCAAAACTTCTACTATGGGTTGGAATAAGTGGATGAAAGCTGATAAGAATAAAACAGACCAATTGTTATTGTATAAACAATTTTATTCAAAACAAATGGATGTACCGTTGGATAAAATTAAAGTAGAATATTTTATTGTAAAACGTAGATTGTATGAAAATTTAGATTTTCCACAAAAGAGAGTACAGTCATTTATACCAGCAAATGGTACTCCGTCTATTAATAAAGTAGTTAAGAATTTATCCAATTTTTTAGAAGATGGATTTGAAAATAATGATTATAAACTTAAAGAATATTTTAAAAATAAAAGTCAAAAGACTTGTAAGTGGTGTGAATTTAAGAATACAGAACACTGTGATGCTTGGGGTTAAAACATGAAAATAATTAATATAAGATTTTATTTACCAGATTTTTTAAAAGTACAAGAAAAAATAGAAATACCTCTTGATAACCTTTATCAAAATAGTAAACAACCAATGATTTTATATTTTTGGAAAGATGAAAAATTTACTGAAAGTGATTTAAAATCTTTGAGAGCATTTATGGATAAATGGGAACAGAAAAAACATTTTAAAACAATTATAAAAAATTCGTGGTTTGACCATCCAAGAGAATTTATATGGTTTGATTTTTTCCCTACATTAAGTAAACATAAACCTAAGTGGTTTAGATTTGGTTACAATTATCATTCATCTGATAGTTTATTGAAAGGTATGACATTTCTTAGAGATATTTTAGATTTTACTACCAATTCTACTTTTGTGAAGAAACAAAAAAGGAATGATGGTTAATGAAAGTAGGTATTGTAGGTAGTAGGGAGTATGAGAATAAGTTAAAAATGAAAGAGTTTATCTTTAAATTAAAAGAAAAGTTTGGAGATGAATTAGAGATAGTGAGTGGTGGTCAAAAGAATGGAGCAGATGGTCACGCGAAGAAAATATCAAATGAATTAGAAATTCATTATGTAGAATTTCCACCAGCACATTATCCACATAATCAATATTGTAAGTTACCACCAAGTAGATATGGTAAACAGTATTATGTGGGAAATTTCTTTGCGAGAAATACTCAAATAGCGGAGTATAGTGATATGGTTGTAGGTTTTATTCCAGAGGGAGTTAAGTCAAATGGTACAAGACATACTTTAGGTGAGGCAGAAAAATTAAATAAAAAAGTTTTGATAATAAATTAATATGATATATATTTATATATGAATATATTAGAAGTTAGGTTATGGATAAGTTAAAATTAACATCAGTAAAAATTCTTGAAAGTTTGTACTTACAATTCAAAAAGAGTTGTTTGGACGATGATTTTACATTACAAAAATTCGTCAATAGGTCGTTAGATTTGTATAGCAATGATGAAACTTTTAGGAAAAAAGTTTTAAAATATGATAAATTAGAACAATCTGGTTCTATGATATAATAACAAAGAGGGTTAAATGGCAAAAAAGAAGAAGATATTATTGTTATCCGATGATTTACGGATGTCAAGTGGAGTAGGAACAGTTTCAAAGGAATTTGTTTTAGGTACTATTGATAAGTACGATTGGGTACAGATAGGTGGTGCAATAAAACATCCTGATAAGGGTAAAGTTTTTGATATGAATGACGAGATTAAAACTTTAAAACCAGAAGTTGAAGATCCTTATTTAAAAGTCTATCCAACAGATGGATATGGTGACCAAGAAATGGTTAGGGCATTGATGTCTATTGAGAAACCAGATGCGATAATGATTTATACAGACCCGAGATTTTGGGTTTGGTTATATCAAATGGAACATGAAATTAGGTCTCGTATCCCTATTTTTTATTATAATATATGGGATGATTTACCTTATCCTATGTGGAATGAACCATATTATGAGAGTTGTGATTTGATTATGAACATATCTAAACAGACTGTAAATATTGTTAATAATGTATGGCATCAAAATCCACCTGAAGATTGGCAAGTAACATATGTTCCACACGGAATCAATCAAGATGTGTTTAAACCTTTACCAATAGATGATAAAGGATTTTTACAGTTTAAAAAAGATTCTTCATATGATTTAAATAAAATAGAATTTATTGTATTCTTTAACGCAAGAAACATTCGTCGCAAATTACCTGGTGATTTGATTCTCGCTTTTTCTACTTTTGTAGATAAGTTACCTGAAGATAAAAGAGATAAAGTTATGTTATTGATGCATACAAATCCACGAGATGAAAATGGTACAGATTTAATAGCAGTAGCAGAAGCTATGGCTAAAGATAAAAAGGTTAAATTTTCTACAGCTAAACGTAGTCCTCAAGAATTAAATTATCTCTACAATTTAGCAGATGTTACTATTAATATAGCATCTAATGAGGGATTTGGATTAGGAACTGCCGAATCAGTAATGGCTGGTACTCCAATGATTGTAAATGTTACAGGTGGTATGCAAGACCAATGTGGATTTAGACTTGATGGTAAATTATTGACAGCTAAAGATTATTCAGAAATACATTCTTTACATGATAGGAAGAAATGGAAAGATAATCCAAGACTTACTCACGGAAGTTGGGCAAAACCAGTTTGGCCAACCAATCGTTCTTTACAAGGTTCAGTACCGACACCATATATTTTTGATGATAGACCAAGTTGGGAAGAAACAGCAGAACAACTTTATGAATGGTATCAGACACCAAAAGAGGAAAGAGATAAAGCAGGTTTGGAAGGTAGAGACTGGATGTTGAGAGACGATACTTCTCTTTCATCTACAAGAATGTGTGAGAGATTTATAGAAGATATGGAAACTGCTTTTGAAAAGTGGACACCAAGAAAACAATTTGAAATTTATGAGGTATAAATGAGTAAACCAGTATGTTTAGTAACAGCCCCCGTTGCAACGAGAAGTGGATATGGAGCTCACGCAAGAGATATCGTACATTCACTTATTGATTTAGATAGATATGATATAAAAATTCTACCAGTAAGATGGGGAAATACTCCACAAAACGCACTTGATGCACAGACAGAGATGGATAAGAAAATATTAAAACGTATTTTACCTCAACCACACTTAGATAAACAACCAGAACTACATATACATGTTGTGATTCCAAATGAATATCAGACACACGGTAAATATAATATTGGGATAACCGCAGGTGGTGAAATGACAGTTGTTAAACCTGAATGGATTGAGGGAGTTAACAGAATGGATTTGAATATAGTTCCATCACAATTTTCAAAAGATGGATTTAAAAATACCAAGTGGGCTAGAGAACAAGAAAACAAACAAACAGGAGAAAAACAAGAGATGTCACCATTGCAAATGGAAAAACCAATGGAAGTTTTGTTTGAGGGTTATGATGAGAATATTTATGGAACTACAGAAAGAGATAAATATATTGATGAGGAATTAGGTAAGATAAAAGAAGATTTCTGTTTCTTATTTGTAGGTCATTGGTTACAAGGTGGTTTAGGTAATGATAGAAAAGATGTTGGAGCCTTGTTGAAAGTTTGGTATGAAACTTTTGGTAATAAACATAAGAGACCTGCTTTGATTTTAAAAACTCAAGGAGCAACTCCTTCAGTATTAGACAGATATGAGATTATTGGTAAGATGAAATCTATAAGAGATGGTATTAAAGATATGAAAAATCCACCAAAGATATATTTGTTACATGGAGATTTAACTGACAAACAAATGAACTCTTTATATCAACATCCAAAAGTTAAAGCAATGATTAATTGTACTCACGGAGAGGGATTTGGTAGACCTATTTTAGAATTTTCTACTACTGGTAAACCAGTAATTGTTTCTAATTGGAGTGGTCATTTGGATTTCTTAAAGAAAGATGCAGTAACTTTTTTACAAGGTAGATTAACTGATACACCAAGAGATGCGTTTCCAGAAAATATTCATGTTGAATCAGCTAAGTGGTTTACTTGTGATTATTTTAATGTGAGGAAAGTTTTAATTGATGTTTTTAAAAATTATCGTAAGTATAATAAGAAAGCGTTACGACAAAAAGTATATGCAAAGAATTTTACCTTAAACAAAATGACAGAAGAATTAGGTAAAATATTAGATAAGTATGTTCCAGAATTTCCAAAACAAGTTGATTTGAAGTTACCTACATTGAAAAAGATAGATGGTGGACAGACAGGTGCAATAAAACCACCACCAAATCAACAATCTACGGAAATAAAACTTCCAAAGTTAAAGAGGGTATAGATAATGGAAAGTGTAGTAGAGAGTAAAGTTACTTGTCCAGTATGTGAATCTAAGAAAATGTGTTTGAAAAGTAAAACAGAAACTTTTTCGTCTTATATGTGTTTCAGATGTGGATTTATGTCTAATTCTACATTCACAGAGAATGACGATAAATATAAAGATTATTTAAACAGTTCTCCGAAGATAGTTGTAGATAGTTCGTTTCATGATACAGAACGTGACATTTATTGGTTACCAGTAATACTAAATGTTCCAGAAAAAGGTATAGTATATCCCAAGAATAATGAAGAAAATTCTTATGATTGGATAGCACAAACATATATACAATCAGATAGAGAAGGATTTGATATGGAATTATCAGATGCATTTGAGACTTTTGATAAATATAATTTTTTTGAGGCGGCTAAGAGTATAGGAATACATTTAACTGAAGAAGAACCTGAGGTATCACCAAAAACTGATGGTTTTTCACTAGCATAATATTTATTAATATGAAAGTATTACGACTTAAAGATTTATTGAGCGAATTTAATACTACTACCGTTGGTAATGGTGGTGGTATAGCACATGGTGATTCTTGGCCCGATGGTATTTTCACGAGATATGGTGAAAGACGAATTATTGGACCAGCCGCGATGCCTCGTGGTATGAAACAGATAGTAGCTCCCGCATCAGATGCAGTATATGGTGGAGATGGTAGTAAAATACCTAAAACTGCGATGGAGAGAGATGGGGTTATGAAAAGAACAAAAATAACTGCAGACTTAGTAAAAAGTGATGCGGTTTTAGACCCACATAAAGATCTTAGGTCAGATGAACCACCACTTACACCAAAACAAAGAGTTTATGGTAGACGTCCTTTTGGTAAAGGAAATGATTATACAATACCAGTTGAATCTGCCAATTTTATAACTTCAGGAGGACCAGATGGTGAAGATGTACTTAAAAAACCAACAACTCCACCTGAAGGAAATCTTTCACATGGTAATGATATACCACCAACTCCAGAACCAGGTTCAAAAGCATTAGGAAGTCCAACTGGTTATAGACAAGTACAAAAAGGTGGTATTGATGTTATTAAAACATTAGATAAAATGTATATTATGAAAATGTTAGGTCAGTATGACCCTAAAAAAGAAGGATTGAAGGAAGGAATTACTAAATCTTCCCTCATAGAGTTAATTAAGGTTTTAAAGAAAGAAGGTTCTCTACCAATTAAATTAAAACAGATTGCAAAAATAAAGGGTGTTAAGACAGACCCTAACATCAAAAGAGCAGCTGATTTTATAGTACACCACACAGTTCATAGTGGTCCTCATATAACAGGACAACATTCAGAACCAGATACATATGATTTTGATGATGATGATGAGGAAGTAGAAGGTGGTATACAATACAAAAAAGATAAACAAAAACGTGGATATGAACCAGTTGAAAATTATTCTTTCGTAACATTAAAAAATATGGTTTTATAAATGGCTCAAGACGCAGAAGGTCGTCAAGTAAGAGGACTTGTTCACACATCTTCTATAAATTCAATTGTTCAACCAGTAACAACAATTCATAAATGGGTAAAAGTACAAGCTGGTGATTTTATAAGATTTCAGTATCAAGGAGATAAACCAGGTTCAAAAAGATCATATCGTACAGTATTTGTTTTACAACCACGTTATACTTATGAAAGTCCTAAAACAGAAAAAACAACAATTATGGTAGCAGGTATAGAATTATTTAGTGGTATGACTGGTAGAATAAAAAGAGTTAGACAATGGATAAATTGGTTTAAAGGTATAGGTATATTTGAGGAACATCCAATAATAGATGGTATAGTCAGAATTAAAGTTAGAACACAATATAGACAGTTAAAGAATCAAGGTGAAAATGAAGCTCTGTGGAAGTATGTAAAGTTAGGTGTGAATAAAGGATTTTTGAGAGGTGCTTATAAAACTTATAATTTTGATTACATAAAAGGAAATACTGTATATTGGGCACAAATACCATTTTGGGAAAATGTAGCTTTTAGAGCTAACAACGTAGCAATGTTAGGTGAAGAAAGTACTGGAGACCGAGGAGGTTATGGTGGTCGAGTGGTGTAATAAAGTGAGGTTATATTGAAAATAAGTTACGCAATAACCGTTTGTAATGAAGAAACGGAATTACAAAAATTAGTTACAATACTTTTAAAGAATAAACAATTACAAGATGAGATAGTAATAACTTTTGACCATAAGAATGGTTCAAGAGGAGTTGAAGATTATTTAAGAAGTCATTCAGTAAATGGTGAGTTTAGTTGGCATACAGCTTGGCCTCCATTTGATGGTGACTTTTCTGTATTAAAAAATTACACTAAATCAATGTGTAGTGGAGATTATATATTTCATTTAGATGCTGATGAGTATCCTCATGAAATATTGATGGCACAAATACATACTATATTAGAAATCAATGAAACTGACTTGATTTGGATACCCAGAGTGAATACAGTTGAAGGACTTACTGATGAATGGATAAATAAATGGGGATGGAAAGTAACAGAAAAAGGTTGGGTAAATTATCCAGATTACCAAGCGAGAGTGTTTAGAAATATAGATGAAATAAAATGGGTAGGTAAGGTACATGAACATATTACAGGTTGTAAAACATATTCACATTTACCACCACACGAAGAATTGTCATTATATCATCCAAAGACAATTGATAAACAAGTAAAACAGAATGAGTTATATGGAGAGTTGATGAAATGAAAACATATTTTATAGCAGAAATTGGAATAAATCATAATGGAGATTTGGATATAGCAAAGAGGTTAATTGACATTGCATCCGCTGCAGGTTGTGATTCAGTTAAATTTCAAAAGAGAAATCCAGATGTTTGTGTTCCTGAACATGAAAAATCAAAAATGAGAAGTACACCTTGGGGAAGGATGACATATTTAGAATACAAATATAAAGTAGAATTTGGTAAAGATGAATATGATGAGATAGATAGATATTGTGATGAGAGAAAGATAAAATGGTCAGCTTCACCTTGGGACATGGATAGTTTGGAATTTCTTAATCAGTATGATATTCCTTATATAAAGATACCTTCTGCAATGTTAACTAATGATGAGTTGTTAATAGGTGCGAGGGATACTGATAAAAAAGTTATTTTAAGTACTGGAATGAGTACAGAGGAAGAAATAGACCACGCAGTTTCTCTACTTAAATCAAAGATTACTACAGAACCTTATTATGAGTTAGCAGGAGATATAGTTTTATTACATTGTAATTCTACTTATCCAGCACCGATAGATGAATTGAATTTAAGTGCAATTAAAACACTTAAAGATAGATATAATTGTGAAGTGGGATATAGTGGACATGAATTTAGATTATCTACTTCAGTAGCTGCAACTTATCTTGGGGCAACATATATTGAAAGACATATAACACTTGATAGATCAATGTGGGGGTCAGACCATTTATCTTCGGTAGAACCACAAGGATTATTTAAGTTAATGAGTGGAATTAGAGAATTAGAAAACGCTTTTGGAAATGGTAAGTTAGAGGTAACTGAATCAGAGAAAAAAGTTAGAGAACATCTAAGAGGATAAAGTGGGTATTTTTCGTGACTATAAATGGGATGAAAAACATAATGGTGTAGATAAATTTGAATCATGGAACACTCGTGAGTTAAAAAGAGTATTTCCATTTTCAGATAATTTGATTTCTAATTCAGAATTGGTGTATCAACATTTAGATGAATTTGAAAAATTTAAAGATAGTAAGATATTACTTGTTGGAGCAGGACCTTCTACAAATGAAGTTAAGTGGGAAAATTTAGATTATGATTATATATTTTCATTAAATCATTTTTATCTTAACCCTAGACTTAAAAATATGAATGTAGATCTTTGTATGATAGGAGCTGAAGTAGATTTACAAAGTGATTCTTTTTTAAATTATGTTAATCAATTTAATCCTATATTTATGTTTGAAATACATTCAAGATGGTATAATGAGAGACAATATCTAAATTTATTATATGAAAATTATCCTAAAACAAGTTGTTTTACAACTCGAATATATGGTAAATTGGGTGGTGTTCCAAGATTGTTGTTATATGCACTTGAGATGCAACCAAAAGAAATATATTTTGTCGGCATGGATGGTGGAGCAAGTTTATCAGCTCGTTCAAAAAAATTTACTGGAGAATTGAAACATTCTTTTGAAGAAGGTAAAAATAATTTACCACATCAAGTAAATGAAAAAAATGCATATGATGTTTATTATGGAGAACATGAAGAATTGTGGAATTACCTCTTGAATGATTTAAATTATGATACTAAATTATATAATTTAGGAGAAGATTCAGAATATAATTTTAGTTCATTTTGGAGTAAAAAACATTTTCCATTAACTGAGGATGTTAAGAGAAAGATTAGTTAATGTATGATGTAGATTTTTATATGAAGTCATATCCAATTAGAAAACGATTGGAAGCTGGAGAACAAATACCTAAACAACAAGTGTTGGAAAAGTTCGAAAGTTTTCGGTCAAAACATCCTATAATTTATAATATAGAAACTACTAACGCGTGTAATATGAGATGTAAGATGTGTCCAAGAACGACAAAAATGGATAGAGAAATAACATTTCTTGAACAAGATTTTTATGAGGACATAATCACACAAATAAAACCACATAGTAAAGAATTATGGACTGAATGGGAAAAGTTCTGTACTGAGACTTATGGAATTAGACCAGATGATAGACCAAGTGAAAACCATTTCTTTCTCTACATAATACCAAAGGTAATTCAGTTACATGGATATGGTGACCCCTTACTTGATAAAAATTTAGGAAATGTAGTCAAGGTTTTAGAGGAATATGGATTTGAATCATACTTTAGTTGTAATCCAGCTAACATAGATGTCGAAAGAACTGAAGAGATGATGGAAGCAGGTTTAGATTATTTAAAATATTCTTTTGAGAGTACTGATGATTTAAAGTTCAAAGATATTAGAGGTAATGCGGCCAACTTTACTGAAGCTTATGAGAAAACTTTGGAAGTTTTAAAAATAAAAGAAGAACGTGGATTCGACACAACGATTATCATAACCATGATTGATGTCGGTCATGATGAGGCTCAACAAGAAGAATTCAAAAGATTGTCTAGGGTTTTTGAAGAACAAAATGTTTATATCTATTTAAAAAGTGAAGACCAACAATGGTATAGAAAAGATGAAAGTTTAAAAGAATATTTGGAAGTACGAGGTAGAGACGTTCCATCTCAAGAACAAGAATTTTATGGAACAAATGCAATACATTGGTCAGAATTTTGTAAACACCCTTGGATGTCTATAAGTGTTAAATCTGATGGTGAGATTCATATGTGTATGGAAGACTATAACAATGAAATATTTCTTGGGGATTCTTACAAAAAGAGTTTATATGATATTTGGAATGGAGAGTTGTATGATAAATTTAGGAGAGACCATTTTGAATTAACACCATGTATTAAATGTACAGAAGAATGTGATATGCCAAAAATAGGAAATTATTATCAATGAAACGAGTTATTGTAACAGGAGCTACAGGTCTTATAGGTAAAGAGGTTAGTAGTTTTTTAGAAAAAAATAGTTATAAAGTTATAAGATGTTCAAAAAGTTTGGGTTATGATTTAACAGATGAATTGGTGGTTAAAAAGTTTTTTGATGAAAACCCAGCTGAGTATTTAGTAAATTTATATGCATTAAATCAACACGTAGAAGAAAATGCATTGAGTTCGGATGGTCATCAAATGAATCCAAAAGGAAATGATATATACGATATATCATTAGATTCGATAAATGAATATTTGAATATAAATGTAACAAGTTTATTTTCAGTATGTAGAGAATTTGCTCGAGTAAATAAAGCAGGTGTTATTGTTAATTTTTCATCAATATATGGTATGGTTTCTCCAGACCCTTCAATGTATGGAAGTGATAATAAACATATTGGGTATCCAATTTCTAAGTGTGCAGTTCGTCAGTTATCTAAATATTTAGCAGTCAATTTATCACCAAATATTAGAGTGAACTGTGTTATTCCTGGTGGAGTTAAAGATTCACAATCAGAAAGTTTTACTAAAAAATATAATGAAAGAGTTCCTATTGGGCGGATGATGAATGTTAGTGAACTAAATGGGATAGTTAAATTTTTATGTTCAAGTGAGTCATCTTATTGTAATGGTGGAGAATTTTTAATAGATGGAGGCTATACATCGTGGTAAATAAATCTTTAAAGGATATATGTTTTATAATTTCAGCTAGGTTAAACTCAACAAGAGTACCACGTAAAATGATAAAACCATTTTCAGATACTACATTGATGGATTTAGGGATAAATAAAATATTATCTTCTCAAATTATTCCTAGAGAAAACTTTTATTGTTCTGTATATGAAGATGAATTAGTAGAGTTGTGTAATAGGTATAATGTTAATATTTTCAATAGATCAAAAAAATCAGCGAATGGTGAAAATTCATTGACAAATATATATGAGTGGCATGATAAACTTCCCTACAAATATGTTGTACTTATCAATGCGTGTACTCCATTGTTAAAGACGGAAACTATTGATAAGTTTGTAGAGAAGTATATGAATTTAGATTCAGATGGATTGTTTGGTGTTATAGGAAAGAAACAATATTATTGGAATAAAGAAGGTGATATGATTACTAATTGGCCTGATGGAATTTCTATTATGAATACTAAAGAAGTAGAGAAAACTTATGAAGCGGCTCATTGTTTATATGCATCAAGAATGGATACTATAAAAGATGAGATTTGGATGGGAGATGCACCATTTACTAAAGGAAATCCAGAGTTATTTGAAATGGATGAATTGGAAGTTTTTGATATTGATTATCCTTGGCAGTTTGAAGTAGGAGAAGTTTTATATGATAAGTTCAAGTTATAAAGATCATTATAAACTTTGTAGAGAAGTTAATCCAGTAGATCAGTATAAGAGTAGATATTCAAGTGTATATGATTTAACGGTAGATGATACTTTAATAACTATAGATGAAAATTTACTTGAAATTATAAGACAAAAAATTGATGATAAAATAAAGAGAATGGATGGTTGTTTTATAGATTCAACTGGACATGCAATTAGAGTGGATGAGTGGAGAGATATAAAGGAACTTTATACTTTAACTGAAAGTTTTATGCCAACTATTGAAAGAGAAATATTTGGATGTAGTGCTAAGGTAGAATTTTTACATCCCTACAGAAATATTCCAAGTGATAAAGAGGGAAGTGATGAAACAAATCCAAATTCAGTAGAATCATCTTGGAAATGGCATTATGATGATTGTCCAGCAGAATTTGTAAAATTATTCATTTATTTAAATGATGTTACTAAAGATAATGGGTGTTTGAAATATGTACAGGATTTTGATGGTAATATACCAGTTATAGAATCATATAGAACAACACCATATGGAGACGCAGTTAGATCACAGGAATATAAAGCATCAAGAATACCACCTGAAGTGGTTAAGAAAAAATTAGAAGATGGTGGTAAGATTGTTAATGTAACGGGAACTAAAGGTAGTAGTGTTATATGTACACCAAATATAATACATAGAGCAAGTTGTCCAAAACCTGATACAGTACCAAG